GCCGGTCCATTGATCACCAGATAGCCGCGGCCGCTGACGGCGCCATCCGGTACCAGGCACGAGGCCGTGACCAAGGTCCAGCCGGTGTTGGCCGGCAGGTCGCCACCGGCGCCGAATGCGAAGATCGCGCCGCTGGCATTGGAGAAGGCCACGTTGAACGCCAGCGGATACGTGCACCCGGTTGAACGCATGCGCAGCCGCGTGAACAGGCGCTGCCCGGGCGTGACCTCGAACGGCGCGTTCTCGGAGTTGTCGCGCTGCAGCGCCTGGAAGAAGCCGCCCCAGGCTTCCGTCGTGCTCTGGATGGTGCTGCCGGCGCCGGTCCACAGGCCGCGCTGCAGGTCGGCGAAGCTGCCCTTGTTCAGCAGGTTGCGCTCGCCCAGCACCGGCCCCAGCGCCGGCCATGCAAAGGGCAGGGCGCCACCGGCCAGCGTGTACTGAAACCAGTTGTCCAGCAGATCCTTCTCCGCCTGCGATCGCAGCAGCACCGTGCAGCTCACCGGCCGTTCGGCTGCGGTGTAGCGCTGCCGGGCCTTGCGCGGGCCGCTGTCGTTCTGGCTGCGGATCACCGTCTCCGGGGCGGCATCGGCAAAGCTGGCGCGCAGCGGCGCCTGCAGCAGGCTGGCCGGGTACTGCATCAGAGCACCCGTCCAGCGCGGCGCAGGCCGTAGGTATCGCGGATCGCGCTGCTGACCTCACCGCCCTCCCGGATATCCCGTCCGATCTCCGCCACGATCAGCCGCAAGGTCGGCCGGCCATCGGCATCGGTGCTGCGCTCGGTGCGCACCTGCGCGTTCGCCACCTGGTTGATCACCTGCACGTTCAGGTTCAAGGCCCCGCCGCCTGCTGATCCGCCGCTACCGCCACCACTGCCCAGCGGCACCACCTCGCCGGCGTTGCCGGGCAGCAGGTAGCTGCGGCTGGTTCGGCTGTCGCGAAACACTTCCGGAACACCCGACTCGGTGACCTCGTACAGCCCGCCGGCGGCCACGCTCCCGCCGAAGCGCCGGCCGGGTGGCTGGGCGGCGCGGATCTGCGCCACCTGCCGCAGCTGGATGGCCACGGCCGTGGCCGCGGCCACCGGTGCCAGAAACGGACCGACCACCGGGATGCCTACCGTGCTCTTGTATGCCTCGATCGCTACGCCTGGGATCGAGACCAACGCCTGCGCAATTGCAAATGCCTTGTAGGTTTCAAAGCCTTTCCGTCCAAAGCTTTGAGCCAAGGTCGCTAACTGGCCGAAGACCGCCGCCGTGCCCATCGAAATCTCGGCGAAGACCTGCACCCGGGCATTGGCATAGCCTTGATCGATCTCCAGCAGTGATTCTGCATGTGCCGCTGCAAGGTCCCTTTGCCGTTGCAGGTTCGCAGCAAAGTCTTCGGTTCCAGCCGCACGCGACGCGATTTGCGCATCGAGTTCTAGGCGCAACAAGCTTTGATATTCCTGCCGGGCAAGCCCACGCGCACGCTCTTGCCCGCTATCGAGCCGTCCGAACGGATCGGAGTCCTCTTCGCCGCGCGCCAAGTTCGGCCCCTGATCCCGGCGGCGTAAGAAGCGTTGAGAGGCAGCGTCCGCACGGTCACGCGCACGCTGGGCGTTGCGCGCCAGCTCCTCGGAATCTTTCTGCGCCTTCACCTGCGCCTCGAGCGCGGCCAGCTTCTCCAGCTCGGTAGCGAGCGACGCCTGGTCAGTGCTCCGGCCTCGGGCCTTCAGCTCGAACAGATCGCGCGCCGCACCGGTCAGCGCCTCGCCGGTACGCAGCTCCTCCGCCACGATTGCCGCGCGAACGCGCGCGTCCTCGATGCCCTTGCGAAGGGCCACTTCGCGGTCCAGTTCGATATCCAGCAGGCGCTGCCGGTCCCGCAGTGCGTCGGCGTCTGCCTTGGCGCGCGCGCGTTCGTCCTCGCGGGCCTCGCGTGCGGCCAGCCGCGCCGCCTCGCGCTGCGCCTTCGGGTCTGGCGGGGTCTGGCCGACGCTCAGCAGGTTGGCGCCAGTGAGGAAGTCAGGCGCAGGTGCGCCGGGAGAGAAGAACGGCGCTGCAGCGGGCCGGTTCGGGTCGTACAGCTGCGGCGCGAAGGGGTTGGTGGCCACGTAGTCGCGGGCATTGTTCAGCGCCCGAATGCGCTCATCCCGCAGCGGCCGGCTGCCTTCCCGGTCGGCCAGCCCCAGATCGCCCAGGATGCCGCGCCCCACGTCCTGTGCGCCGAACTTCAGGTAGCTGCCGAAGTCCTCGCGTATCACCCGGATTTCGCCGGCCAGCGAATCAAACTGCGAGCCGATGGTGGGGTTCAGGAAGCGCGCCAGCGCGTCGGCCGAAAGCTCGATCTCGCCCCGCAGCCGCGCAAACTGCGCCTCGGTGGTGTTGATCTGCGTGTTCAGGCTTGTGTCGAACGTCTGCCGCAGGCCATCGGCCAGCGCCGGCACCACCTGATTGCCCGCCAGTTCGCCGTCCTTGATCAGTTCCCGCAGCTTTTCCGTCGTCACGCCCAGTCCGCGCGCCACGGCGTCCAGCGTCTGGGGGAGGTTGGTGCCGAGCGTGCCGGCCAGATCGTCCAGCGTGACCTTGGCCTTGCCGCCGATGCGGATCACCTGGTCAAAGTTCTGGTTGATCTGTTACTGCGTCAGGTTGTACGCCGCGCCGGCTTCGTTCAGCGCGCTGAAGATGTCATCGCGCCGGCCACGGGATAGGCCGCTGCTGGCCGTGCCCGCGACGAAATCCGCATAGTTCGTCGCGGTGTCGCGAATCTGCAGGCCCAGCCGGTTGGCTTCTGCCCGCACGTAGGCAAAGCCGGCCGCGCCGGCCTCCGTGGACCCCGTGGCGGCGTTGATCTTCTCGCGCAGGCCATCGAAGGCCAGGCCCGTGCTGGCGATGCGCCCGCCCACTTCCAGCAAGCCCAGCAGGCCGAAGCCCGCCGCAGCACCCCGCACGGCAGCATCCAGAAAGCCGATCTGCCTGCCGGCCCCCTGCGTGGCCGTGCCCAGCTTCATCGTTTCGTCCTGCTGCCGGCGCAGCATCTGGCCGGCGGAATCCGCCGTGGTGGCCAGCCCGGCGTTCTCCAGCTTCACGCGCTGGAACTGCTGGGTTGCCAGCGCGGCGGCATCGCCCATGGCCTTCAGCTGCGCGGTGACCCTCGCCAGATCGTTGTCCACGGCCTTCGCGCTGGTGCCAAGGCCCTCCGTTTCCTTGCGCGCCTGCGCCATGCGCGACGTGAATTCCTGCCCGTCGAGCGAAAGGACCAGCCGGATCTGATTGGGCTCTGCCATCGCTGCCTCGATGGCCCCGCAAACGAAAAAAGCCGCAGCATCCGGTTGGATGCTGCGGCTTTCGCGACGGGGCGTTATGCCTGATGGCGGGAGTGTAGTCCCGTCAGGCCGTGGCCGTCAGCCGCTCCTCGATCACCTGCAGGCGCGTGGCCACCGGGGCAAACAGTTGCAGCAACGCGGTGCTGCTCATCTGCACCGGCTGTTCCCCGAAACAGCACAGGGTCTGCACGCCTTCCACGTAGGCCCGCAGTTCCATCAGGTCCACCGAGATATCCGGGGCGCTCATGCCTTGGCTCCCTGGTTGCCTGCAGAAAGGAGTCCGCTTTTCCGCAGTTCAGGGAGAAGACTTTTGCGAATCCAACCCCGGAACCGGTGCGCGATTGACCCAACCTCCAGCGCCTGATGCGTCCGCAGCACCAAAGCATAGAGCCCAGACTCTGAGACGAAATTCATCAACACCAGCCTCCCTTTCCTGTCTCGGCACTGCAGTTTCTGAAGTTCGTCCTCGTCCAGTCGCCTGACAAACTCGCGCGTGTTGCTGATCTGCAAAATCCGCGACAAGTCGGTAGCGCAAAACCAAGGTAGCCCGGACTCAACCTTGACCCGAATCTCGTCTCGCTCGAACGGAAAACGTAAAGGTGCAAAGTCGGTAAGCGGTCGCTTGCGATTGCTCATGACCGCACCTCCATCGCCGCCCGCACGGTGCTGGCGAACTGCCGGTGCTGCCAGTAACCGCGCTCGATTTCAAGATCGGCTTGCGCACGTCGAATTCCGAAAACGAACGCTCGGGTTTCCGGGGTGCGCCCGTAGCGGGTCCCAAGGCACAGCCGCAATGCCAGATCAAACAGCACCCAATTCACAGGCCGCTGACTGCCGGGATATTGCAGCATCCACTCGCGGACCCATCGTCCGGTAATGGGCTGATTGTCGGGAGTCTTCACGCCCTGAGCATTCAACGCCGTTGCCGCACGGGACACGCAGCGATGTTCGATGATCGCGGCACACAGCTGGTCGCCGTAGGTCTTCGGCTTGATGCCGGTGGCCTTGATCCAGCGGTCAAGGTCTTCCAACTGCTGCGCCACGTCCCGCAGCAGCGCGCGGCGCGCGTGCTGCAAGGTGGCAACGGTGGGGGTGGAACGCTTGAAGTGCAGCCGGATATGGCTGCAGGGCACTGCGGCGGATGACAGCATGACGGACTCCTTTAGCTTCAGTAGTCCGCCTTCAAGATGAGGAAGGCGGGACTCAACTACCGCTAAAGACGGCTGACCTTATTCCCCTTGCGGGTATTGTATTGGGGCCTATCGTCCCGCCATGGAAAGCCTACCCGTTCTGTGATGACGGGCACAAAAAAACCGCAAGCCTTTCGTGTGCGGGTAACGCTTTAGTAGCAGTGCACGTAACATGCACCAGCGGTGAAAAAATTTCAACTTCGCTTTTGGAGGGACAGGGAATGCTGAAGGTTCTAATCGTCGCGCTGGCATCGCTTTGGTTGGCCTCATGCGCTTCCACTTCCTCCGGGTTCCTCGGCGTGGGCGGCGTCACGGAGCGGGTCGATACCTTCACCGGCAAGCGTGTCATCGAGACGGGCGAGGGCTTTGTCTATTGCCCCTCGAGTGAAGGCTTGCTGTGCGACACCCGCATGACCCTTCGGTTTCTGTGGGCCGGCGGCGATTCGATCTTGGTCGTGGCCAAGCTTCGCGATATCAAAAGCATTCAGGCTATCCAGTTCAACCTCGGTGCCGAGCCAATCACGGTCAGGCCCGCTGGCACGTTGACGGATTTCACCTCGGACGTGACACGCGCAGGCAACACCCTCTACACCAAGGCCGAATCGACTCAGCGTTTCATCGTCACGACCGAGTTCGCCCGCAGCTTGCTCTCTTCGCCGAAGACGCTGGTGAGGCTTGAATTGCTCAACAGCAATTACAACCAGCCGGGCGACTTCCTACGACCTACCGTTGCCGGCCAGCCCTCAGCAGCGTCGTTGTTGACAGAGTTGCTGAACCGCATCGAGAAGTCGGTGACGCCACCTGCATGACCACCGCCGCAGCGGACAACTGGTAGCCATGCCCCGGAAACCGCCAGCCGCTCCTGTCACTGATCAGCAGCGCGAAGCCGATGCCCTGATCGCGGCAGAGCTAGCTGCCGACCCCAGGAATGGGCCGAGGTTCGATAACGTCGACGCGTTCATGGCGGCGCTGAAAAGCGCTCCGGATGTGCCGGACCTGAAGCTGGGTTCGCAGTTCCGCGCAGCACGTGCTCAGGCTGTTGCTGAGGGTATGCCAACGCTCTCGGCTGACGAAATCAATCAGGCCAGACGGGATTTGTGGCGGCGCGGCTAAAGCGCTGGAGTCACGGAAGCGCGTCGTAAAACGCCTGCTTTGATACTCCAGCCTGGCTCGCCATGCTGGTGATCAAGGTCTGGCTGAAGGGAGCATTCGGGCAATCCACGGTCACGCTGCGGAGCTTGCCGTCTACGATCTTTTGCCACTTCTCGTGCGATCCGCGCTGCACGACGAAGGCGAACCCTAGTTTTTTCAAAATTCGTTTCACGTCCCTGCATTCCAGGGGCGGGAACTTCGAACTCATGCAGCAGCGGGTCTCTGCGGCGAAAGTGGTAGCAGATCGCAGAAGGCACGCACCCGCTCCCGCATGGCGCGGAACCGGCTCATTGCGTGTACCACGTGGTACCGCAGCACCAGTGCGACCGGCGCCTTGCGCTGCAGCAAATCCACCCCGTGAGCCTGATCGTCGCCTGCCACCGCGTCGTAGACGTACCAGAGGACCTGATGGTGAAGTTTTTTGCGAGCTTCCTCAAAACTGTTGGCCTGCGCCGCCAAATTGAAGTCAATGCAAACTGCGACCCACTGATCGCCTTCCAGCTGCGCATAGCACCGCAATTGCATATCTGCTGGGTGGATCACCCGCTTTTTTCTCGTCGCCATGGCGTTCGCTCTCTGTGCAGGGCCTTCTGTGAGGCCCGTTTTCGGCGAAGTCAGGGAATTTCCTGCTTCTCTGCGTGAATCACCCGTTGACACGGCTGTAATTCAGGAGTTGCGAAAGCGTACCACTTCGCGGAACAGAGGTGAAAAGTATTTTCACCGCGCGGAACAGAGGCTGTTCCGGCACGTCAGACGGTCACTTCCCCCTCAAAAACGCCGCCAGCCCGCTCGCCGGGTTCTTGATCCGCTTCATCGGGTTGGCGTCGGTCGCGGCCTTCCGCAGCTTTCGGAACGCGATGTGGCTGTAGATCGCCGTGCTCTTCGGGTCGGCGTGGCCCATCAGCCTCTGTCGGATCACCAGATCCACGTCACCCTCGGCCAGCTCTTGGCCGTACAGGTGCCGGAACGCATGCGGGTGCAGGTGGCGCGGGTTCACGCCGGCGCGCTCGCCGTGGGTCTTGATCATGTTCCACACGCTCCACTCGGTCAGCCTTCTGGCCTCGCCGCGGTGGTCCGGCCCGAGCGTGTGCGTGTTGGTCTGGTTGACCCATAGCACCTGCTCGCCGCTCGGCAGGCGGCGGTCGATCTCCTCGAGCTCCGGGTGGCCGAGGTAGGCACGCACCAGCAGCCGGGTTTCCTCCGGCACCGGCACGTAGCGCTCGTGCTTGCCCTTCTCCCGCAGGCGGATCACCAGCTCCTCGATGCCGGCATCGCTGGCGGCAAAGATCAGGTCGCCCTCGTTCATCGCCACCAGGCCGCTCACGCGCGGCCCGCAGCCGATCAGCACGCTGAGAATGGCCACGTCGCGCACGCCGGCAAAGGTGTCCAGATCGCACTGCGCCAGGATCTTCTCGGCATCCGCGGTCGGGATCGGCAGCGGCAGGTTCCGGCCCAGCTTCGGGTAGGGCAGCGTCTCGCAGGGGCTCACGCTCATCAGTCGCCGGTTCACCAGCCACTTGAACCAGCCCCGCAGTGCGGAGACATACACCCGCCGCGTGGCAGTGCTCAGGCCGCGTTCGTGCAGCACGATGCCGGCGAACTTCTGCACCTGCTCCGGCGTGATCCGGGTCATCACCAGCCGCTGGCTGTCGCACCAGGCGCTGAGCTGTTCGACGGCCGCGCGGTAGTTGGCCACGGTGGTGCCGGCGTGGCCCTTGTTGTGGGCGTTGTGCTGCAGCCAGCTTTCGAGCTGGAAGCGCTCAGCGTCCGTCATGGGCTTGTCCGTCGCGCGGCTGCAGCGCGGCCTCGATCACCTGCAGCAGGCCGAAAGCGAGATCCGGGCACCAGCCCTGTGTGCGGATCAGCTCCAGCCACGCGGCCCGGCCAGCACGCGGGCCGCCGCCGGTAGCCGGCACTTCGGCCAGCCGCCAGAACCACGTCCAGATCTCGGTTTCCCACTTCAGGCGCGGCGGCAGATCGGCCTTGCCCGGCCGCACCTTCAGATCGCGCAGGGTGGCCAGCGCGCGTGGGCCGCCGGCGTTTACCCAGGCAGCGCACGCGCGGAGTCGTTTCCCGCGTCCGTCTCCTCTTGCTGCAGGTGAATGCCGAGGCCGGTGACGGTGTTGATCACGAACGCCGCCACCGGGTCGATCTCCATCAGCGCGTTGCGGCCGTCTGCGCTGAACGGCACCGGGTGCGGGCGACCGTCGTCGTCCTGTTCGTCCACACCATCCCAGCCGTGCAGGCATTCGGCCGCCACCAGTTGGCCGTATACGGCCTGATCGAACACCGGCGGCGAGCTCTTGCGGGCGCCGTTCGCCGGCGGCCTGGTGACCATCGCCTGCTCGATCAGCGCAGCCCGGCGGGATGCCGGCAGTGGCGATAGCTGCAGGCGCGTGCCTTGGCTGCCGGGCAGATCGATCCAGCGGCGGCGGGTGTTCAGGATCAAGGTCATGGGCAGGCCTTACGGGTAGGACGGAACGTCGTTGACCAGCACCACGGTCACCGGGTTGGCGCCGGCGGCGTAATGCGCGCGCCAGTTCACGCCTTCCACCACCAGGCCCTTGCTGGTGTTCACGTTTAGCTTCGGGCGATCGAACTCGATGTTCGGGACGGTGACCTTCAGCGTGCAGGTGCCGGTTTCATCGGCCTGATCGATCACCAGCGTCTTGCTGACGTTGCCCCAGGCGTGATCGAACAGGGTGGCGTCCTCGAACAGGCCGCCCAGCGTGCCGCTGACGGCCGGCTGCCCCAGCAGGATCGCGCCGAAGCCCTCCTGGCCATCGGCCAGCGGATAGCCGGTGAGGTCGTTGCTCCACTGGATCGTGGTTTGGTTTAGCCGGCCGAGCGTGTTGCTGCCGCTCACGTCGTACACGTTCGCGCGCTTGGTGCAGGCCCGGCGCGTGGCAAAGCGCGGGGTCAGCGAGGCATCCAGCGGCGCGGTGGGCCGCGGCTTCACCTCCACCGCGCCGATCAGGCTGGCGCTCGCGCTTTGGTTGTTGGCCAGCGCATCCCAGCTCAGCTGATTCAGCATCATGCCGATGAAGCGGTGATAGCGGACCACGGCGTTCGCGGTGACCGTGGCCTCGAATGCCAGGCTCGGCCGGTCGTTCAGGTTTAGAGTGAACGTGTGCGTATAGGTCCCCGTGCCGGTGGTGGTCGGCGCGCCCAGCAGCGCCTTCAGCCACCAGCCGATATCGTTCAGGCACAGGATGAAGTTCGTCTCCATGCTGGCGCTGCTGTCCATCTCGGTGCGCTTGTCTGTGAGCGCGTTGGCCTGAATCGTCGGGTTCTCCTCGAGCACGGCCTCCTGCCCCGGATTCATCGTGCTGAATTTCAGCAGCTGGCCTTGCGGGGTGGCGCCCGGCGTGCGGAACGCGGATTCAAAGTAGCCGGCGAGGGTGGCCGTGCGGCCGTGGTAGACAAACATGGCGTGCTCCTGGGTTCAGTCCAGCTCGGAAAATTTAAGGTCGGCGAACAGAAAGCCGGCGGGCACCACCGCCTGCTTGCTGAACTCCGCACTCAGGATGGACAACGGACACAGCCCGTCGCCGGGGGAACGGATGAAGGCCCGCAGCTCCTCGAGGAACGCCCACTCGGCACGCTCCACGGTTTCGCCGTCAGCCTTCTCGGAAAGCTCGAACTCGAACAGCAGCCCCAGCCGCAGCCGGCCGGCCACATCGAAGAAGGCGTTCGGGGCCTGCAGCTGATCGATGAAGTTGCTGGCCAGCGTGATCACGCCGCGCTTGCGATCGGCCGCGGAGCGCTGCGCGAAATCCAGCGCGCTGCGCGTGACCAGGCGCTGCGGGAAAGCCGCCTGCAGCGCGGTCTTGATCAGTGCCACCTTGGCTTCGGTGGTCACCGGCCGTTCCGTCCTTGTTCATCAAACGCACGATCGAGCGCACGATTGACCAGCCTCGTGATCAACCGAATGTTCTGGGGGTTCGCGGCAGGTTCCAGATACGGCTGCGGCCGCGTGCCGTCGCGCGCGACCTTCCGCGCGATCAGGAACGGTAGCTGCTTTTCCGTCACGCCATTACGTGGCGTGATGCCCTTGCGCTTGATCCACGCGGCGATGTTGTCCAGCCCCTCGGGGCCCGGCCCGCACTTACCAATTGAGCGCCGCGCCGGGCCGTAAAGCCCAGTGCCGCGCTCCACGTAGGCGCCATATCGCGCCCGGCTATTTACCTGAAATAAAAGTTGCGCCAGCCTGCCGGTCGTGATGTTGCTGCGCAGGGTGCCGTCTGCGATCGGTGTCCGGCGCTGAGCATCGCGCTGAAGAATCTTGGCGCCGGCGTCGAGTGCCTCTGCTGAGTAATCCAGCGCCTTCTGCGATGAACCCAGCGTGTTCAGCGCATCGCCAATATCAATCTTGATCGAAATCGTCATGACCGGAAGCCCTCGCGTACCTGCACTTCCCAGGCTTCGAACGTGGTCTGCGCCAGCGCGGCCGGCGTGCCGTTGCGGGTCTGGCCATAGCTGGGGTCGCGCGTGGTGAACGGCTTGTGCGCGTTGCGTATCGCCAGCGCGCGCAGGCTTTCCACCTGCGCCCGCATCACCAGCAGCGGCAGGTCGGCATCCTCGAACGTGGTCTGTGCTGCGTCATCCGCCAGCACGTGCGCCACGATCGCCGTGTACCGGTAGCGGCAGCCCAGTGCCTGGATCAGCCGCTGCGTCGGCACCGGCCGGAAGCGCCAGCTGCGGCCGGTGCTGGTGCGGATCAGCAACGGCAGCGGCACCTGCGTCTGGTGGCGCGAGTCGTAGGGCTCGAATGCCGCGTTCGCTTCCACCATCTCAGCCAGGTGGAAGCGCAGCGCGCCGGCCGGGGCGGGGTAGTCCGCCTGATCGGCGATCAGCGTCAGCTCGAAGGGTTCGATGCGCGGCCGCACTCGGTTGTAGTCGGCTGCGGCCGAGCGCAGGTGATCGTCCAGCGCAGCAGCCTGAGCGGCGCTGCCGTCCTCCCCGAAGATGCTGCGCGCGTCCAGCAGCGATCGCGCCAACTGCTCGCGCGCGGTGTCGAGCGTGAAGCTCACGGCTGGCGATCCGGCAGGGTCGCGCTCTGCCCGTGCGGTGCAGGCCCGCTGCCGCGCGCTTCATGCCCGGCACTGGGCACGTTCAGCGCATTGAGCTTGTTCATCCACTCGGTCATCGACATTTCGCCGTCGATCACCAGCTGCGCGTCCGGCAGCTTGCCGCGGAAGCGCCAGTCCTGGCTGAGGATCATGCTCATGGCCAGGATGCAGGTCTGGCTGCGCTGCAGCTCCTCGCGCAGCGCAGCGCGATCCGCTTGGCTGTGCATCAGCAGCCAGACCAGCAAGGCCGCGATGATCAGGATGCCGAAGGTCAGCGCCAGCGGGTGCTGCATGAACTCGCCGATCAGCACCAGCCAGTCGCGCACGGATTGCGAGGTAAGCCCCAACGACGTAAGGGCGGCAAGAGCGGCAAACAGCTGAGCCGGCGTGACGGTGCGAAGGCGATCTTTCATGACGGTGGCCGGTCAGGTGATGGGAACCGCATATGCGGTATCGATGGAAATCCGGATCGTGGTCGGCACGCGCTCGCCGCTGCTCAAGACCGCGATGAAGGTGACCTCGTAGGTCTTGCCCAGCACGCCGCCGGCGATCACCGCGTACACCGTGGTGCCGTCCCGCACGCCTTCGCCGGTGGCACTGAGGCCAGGGGCATTCACGGTGACCTCGACGGTAGCCACGGTCACGCCGGCGGCGAGGCAGTCGCTCATGTCGACGCCATAGGGGCCTTCGTAGCGCGGATCCTTGACGAACGTGCTCATGCCGCCGCCTTGCAGGTGGTCGGGCGCGCCACGGCCCGCCCGTTGATCTGCGGCCGCAGCGCGCGGGCCCGGGTCGTCGGCCGCTTCGCGCGCGCCGTGCGGGCCGGGATCAGCTCCAGACTGCCGCGGGCCTGCATGGCATCCATCACCGCCGACCGCATCGCCAGGCTGGCGCCGATGCGCGCGGCCGCCGTTGCGATGCTCTCGACGTCGACCGTAGTGGCCAATGCCGCCGTGATCGTCGAGGTGCTGCCGAGGCTGGCCAGCACGGCATCAATGCCGCTGTCGAGGCTGGCGCTGATCGCCGCGCCGGCGGCGAGCTCGGCCGCCACCGGGTCAACGCGCTGGCTGGCATCGGCCTGCCGAACCGCCACCGCGGAGCCGGACAGTTCACCGGCGGTGCCGACACCATCGGCCGTGCTGGCAGCGATGGCGTTGCCGGCGTCAGCCGCGCTGGTGGCCGTGGCGTCGCCGGCTACGACACTGGCGATCGCCGACGTGCCTGCGAGGCTCCCCAGCACGGCGTCGAGCACCTGCGCCATGCCGGCGCTGATCGCGGCGCTCGCGTCGGCCGCAGCGGCGATCGCGATTGCGCCATCGAGGTCCGCCTGGCGGATCGCCACCGCGGCTGCGCTCAGCTCGCCGGCCTGCGTCGTTGCCTGCGCGGTATCGGCCGTGATCGCTACCGTGCCGGCCGCGCTGCCATCGCAGCCGACGCTACCGGCGGCAGCGGCGGTGATCGCGGCGGTGCCGGACAGGCTGCCGAGCACGGCATCGAGCCCGTGGTTCAGGTGGGCGGCGATCGCCGTGCTGCCCGCCGCACTGCCGGCCTGTTCGGTGGCGGCGGCCGTGTTCGCGGCGATCGCGTTCATGGCCGCCGCGGTGCCCGCTTGCGCAGGGCGGTCCGCCGCCGCCGCCGTGACTGCGCTGGTAGCTGCCGCGCTACCGGTCGGCGTGGTCCGGTCAGCCAGATCGCCGGCAATTCCGCTGCCACCGCCGCCGCCGGCATCCTCGGCAATGGCGAGCAACAGCGCGCCCGTGGGGCTGCCGCCGTCCCACGTTGCCTGACGGGCATAGGTGCCGGCGGCGATCGGCCCCTGATACGCCGCGCCCATCGAGACGAACGAGGATCCGCTGCTGCCACCGCTGGCCACGGCCGCCGGCTGCGTCATGCCAGCCGGCGGGGTCATCGTGCGGCCTTGCGTGCCAATGCCGGCCACGTACAAGAGCCACTGGTTGGCGCTGGTCGTCGTCACCGAGATCGACGGCGGCTGGTTGGCAAAGCCCGTGCTGTTTGCGGCAAAGACGCTGGCCGCGCCCAGCGCACCGAAGGCCAGAATCGTGACGGCTTGCGAGATCGCGCTGGCGCTGACCGAGATCACGTTGGCATCACCGGTCTGCCGGGTCCGGCGATAGGCGCGCAGCGTGATGTTGGCGGTCACGGCCACCGGCGTGCCGGCTACCGAGACCTCCTCCCAGCCGGATGGCATGGTGACGGTCGCGTCGCTGCCCTCGACCATCACGAACGCAAACAGAGCATCGCCCACCGACAGGCCACTCGGCAGTGCCACGTCCACGGCGCCGTAGCCCGAATAGGCCACTGCGCTGGCGGCGATGAACGAGGCCATTACGCGAACGCGATCGTCAGCAGCGTGTTCAGCGGCAAGATCTGCAGCCGCATCTCGGCATTTGCTGCAGCGCCCACTGCCGCAAGCCCCTGCGCACAGCAGGTGCCGGCGGCATCGCACACGCGGAAGTGGCCGCGCCAGTCGTCTGCAGGGCAAAAAGCGCACAGCACGCCGCGCTCGGCCGCGTGCTGCCAGCCTACCGGCAAGGGCACCTGCCAGACCGGTTCGCCGGCGTTCGGGCTGCCGCAGTCGGCCGGGGCTGCCGGGTCATCGAAAGCCAGCAAGGTCGGCCACGGCCCGCACGCGCTTTCCAGCGCAGCAGCGGATGACACATGGGCGGCCAGCTGCAGCATCAGGCGTTGCCGGCAGTCTTGGTCACGGTGTTGATGGTGATCACCTGACCGTTCGCCACGTTGCGGTTGTCCACGTACATGTCGCCGCGGAAGGTGATGGTCACGCCGGAACCAACACCGGCCGAGCTGGTGTGGCTCAAGGTCACGGTAGTGCCGCTCACCGCCAGCACCGTGGCCCCGGCCGGCACGCCGGTACCGGTGGCGAACATGCCGACCACCACGCCGGTGGTCGCAGTGAAGTTCAGCACGTTGCCGTTGGCAGCCGTCGCCGCGCTGGTGTTCAGCGCGACCGTGTTCGTGATGGAGCCCTGCTCCATGCACGTGGTGCCGGTGCTGTCGTAGACGCGGTAGTAATCGAGATTGGTGCCGGCACCGGCAGCGGCCAGGCCGGTCATCGTCCAGGTGCCGTTCTTGGCGCTGGCGCCGCTGGCCGGGGCGGTCAGCGGGTCTGCCGGCAGCGTGCCCTGTGCGATGCGCGTGCCGGCATCGGCCGCCGCGCAGTTGGCCGGCATGGTGCCGCTGAAGCCGGCGATGATCGCGCTGGCTCCCCAGGTGGTTTCGATCGCCTGAAGGATCGCGTTGCGAACACCTACGCCGTATTGAGCCATGGGGAGTTACCGATCAGGGGTGTCAGCACGCACGGCACGGATCCACTGGATCAGCGCCGCACGCGAGTACTCGATGCCGGCGCAGCGCTCGGCATTGAGGGTGTGGTTTTCGAGGAGGGCGGCCGGCGTCACGCCGGCGGCGATCGCGAGCTCGGCAGCGGCAGCAGGTTCGGCGGGCGCGGGGTCGGTGGATCCTGCGGCAGCGGAATCGGAGGCGGCGAGGGCGCCAGCATCCACGCGGGCGGCGTCGGGATCGGTTGCGGGTCGCAGGCGATCGGCCTCGAGGGCTGTGTTCCACAGGCGGCGATAGCCAGCAGTGAACAGGCAAGCAGGCAGCGGCTCAGCGGCTGCACCAGGCGCCGGCACATAGACAGTGGTGACATCGGGGATCCTCTGGATGATGGTCCGCACGGTGGTCTGGCGCTGCTGCGCCAGCCGGTCGATGTGATCGCGCAGCTGCTCGGCGATCGCCACCGACTCGTTCAGCAGCTTCAGGGAGTGCGCCCGCTGATCGCTCAGCGCGCGCTCGTGCTGCAGCGCGAGCTGCAGGGCTTTCTGCTCGCCGCGCGTGCGTTCCACGCTCACCCCGTAGCGGTAGGCGGCCACTGCGTAGACGGTCCAGAACGCCACCACGAGGGTGATTGCCAGCAGCACCCACAGCACGGACTGGATCCGCTCGGCTGCGGCGGCACCGAAGCGCCGCACCAGCCACGCCGTGAACAGCGCGCTCACGGGGCGGCCTTCGGTATCGGGCACGCCCAGCGCACCGTGGCCGTGTGGCCGCGGCGATTGCCCCAGCGCTTGCGCAGCGCCTTCAGCGTGTCCTGGCTGTCGGTCACGGCCATGCCGTACGGCGGCAGCGGGGCGATGTGCTTGCCAAGGGCGATGCAGCCCTGCAGCTGGTGCGGCCAGTTGGCGGCGTGCATCAGCACCAGCGATCTGCCGATGCCGCGCTGCGCCGGCGGCACGTCGGCTTCAGTCGCGTACACCTGCAGCGCCGGGTTCACGAACACCAGCACCATGCCGAACTGCGGGCTGTCCCACGGCCGCAGCTCGTAGTCGCCAGCGGGAATGCAACTCCGGCCCTTCGCGTTGTTGCGCCACGGCTGTTCGGCCGTGACGCAGAACGGCACCTGATCCAGCGCCAGCCGGCCGAACACGCCGTTCGGCTCCACCTGTGTGCGCTCGAACAGGAAGTGCATGGCTGGCTTACTCGCCGCCCGCCGCGCGCTTCAGCTTCTCCGCCTCGATCTCACCGATCAGCGTGGTGCGAGTCTGTGCCGCGTTCTGCTCCAGCTCGGTCAGCGCCTCCAGTTCGCTCAGCGTCAGATGCGGCAGCACCTCGACAATCTTCTTGATCGAGGAGGCCTGCAACTGCTTCAGGTCGCGGGCGCCAGATGGATCGGAGGTGTCGGGCGCACCTTCATCAGTGTCCGGCACGTCCACGGTGACGGATTCGCCCGGGTACACCAGGTTGCTGCCGATATAGGTCGGGCCGCGGGCGTCGATCGGGTGGGTGATGGTCTTCAGCGTCATGCGTCAATCCTCGAAAAGGATCGGGGCGGTTGCCCGCCCCAAGGGTGCGACTGGAGGAAGGGGATCAGACCGCCGCGCGGGCAGTGGCCGAATAGACGATCACGCTGGTCATGCGGCCGCGCAGCGGCAGCGGCACGTGGATGGTCGAGTACTCCTCGCCGTAGGCCTGCTTTTCGCCGGTCGGGCGCATCGTGGCCGGGTCCATCACCTCGAACGGCGTGCCAGTCACGAACGGCTTGGCAATGCCGTAACTGCACACGTTCGACTCGCCCATCAGGATCCGGCTTTCGCCGAGATCGATGCCGGGCTGGTTGGTGCCGAACGCCGGCAGGCCCTTGACGTTGGCGAGATCGCCGCGCACGTCCAGGTTGGTGCCGTCCTTCTGCTGATCACGCTCGAACTGCGTGGCCTCGGTGATCGTGTTGTGCAACGTGGCGGCACAGACCAGGAACTGCGCCTGGACAAAGCGCTCCTGGCTGAGAATCGCCTTGCGCCGGCCGATGATGTCCAGCAGCGTGTTCGCGTGATCCCGGAAGCTGGCCAGACCGCCCGGAATGTCGAGATCGAACAGGCTGCGGTTGGTGCTGTTGGAGTAGCTGATGACCACTGCGGTGGCGTTGGCCAAGGTCTGCACCACGCCGGCCTGGTTGACGATCTGGAAATAGCCCAGGTTCCAGTCGGTGAAGCGCCAGTAGTTGCCGGCGCTCTGGCTGCCGGTGCCGTCGTACATCGGCCGGGCGGTGCCGCCGATGGTCAGCGTGATCGCGTTCTGCTCGGTGCCGATCGCGTTGCCCTGCAGATCGCGCACGGTGCGCGGGCGCACCACCGGGAACTGCGCGGTCTTGAACGTGGTGCGGGTGCCGTTCACCTGCGCGGTGATGGTTTCGTTGGTCACCGTGCCGGCGCCGAAGGCATCGGCGCTGCGCTGCATCTCATTGGCCACCGCGGTGGCAATGATGTCGCGCATCAGGCGGGCATTGCTGGCGATGTTGCGCGCCCAGGCATCCCAGTTGATCAGCGCGCGCTGCGTGAAGTGGATCAGCTCATTGCTCATGAGCATCGCGATCTTGCGCGGCACCACGTAGGCCTGATCCATCAGCTGGCGAACGCCGCCGTACGGAATCGGGTTGCCCTCGTAGACCACCGCACCGTTGGTCACCTGCGAGGTGTTGCGCAGCTCGTACGGGATCTGGATCGTGGCCTGCGCCTGCGGGTCGACGATGGTCTGCACCATCTGCAGGAAGCGCAGGTCGGCCAGCAGCTCGATGATCACCTGGCGCTGCGCCACCACCGGGAACTGGCTGTCCGCCACGTTGGTGCTGCCATCGCCGGCCAGCCGCTTCACTTCGGCATCCAGCCGCGCGCCGTGCAGGCGGTCGAACTCGGCCAGTACCTTGCGGGCGAAGCTGCTCAGCTGCTTTTCCTCCGGCAGCCGCAGGCCGGCGTTCGCGGCCGAGAGCTGCAGGCGCTCGCGCATCAGGCCGTGCGCCTGCGTGCCGACATCGCTGGTCAGCGTCACGTGCGGCAGCGCGCCGGTCATCGTGCCGCCAAAGCCGAGCTGAGCCCGGCGCAGCGTCACTTCGGTGGCGTTGCCGAGCTCGATCGCCGCATCGGCCAGCGTCTTGACCTGCTCCGGCGTCATCTCCGCCGTGATGGCGGCGGCCTGCTTGCGCAGCGAGGCCCGGGTGACCTCGCTCAGGCCGGTCGCGGCGTTGATCGCATCGGTGAACGTCTT